TCTATCTTTTGGAAGAATTATGGAGAACTTTGGCCTGAATCCTCGTGCTTATGAGACCATTGAATTTCGAACACGTGAGTATTTAGAATTTGGGTGGTACTATCCATACCCACAATATTCTGAGTACGTTTTCGAGAGGAGAGAATTGTATGCTGATTTTGGAGTGTACACTGAGAAGTATCTTGATTGGCATGATTTCTACGTGAATATTTATTTCTTTGAGAAAATTTTAGGTAGAATATGCTTTCCATGGTATTTCTGGTTTACTCGCGTCGTACCAGTACTCGTCATTAAAGAATACGATTGGTGGCTTATGCCCACAATCATGAGTGTGTTGGTAACAATAACTCTGTTCTTTGTGATGTGGTGGCGACGAGCTATGGGTTTTCGTCAGCGTTACGAACACCTTAAAGCTAGATCAATGAGTGATCCACACTTCCAAAAAGAAATCTATGAAAAGAGTCGCAGACATTGTTCTGAGTACAATCCTCTTGTCCCCACTGCTGTGGGTGTTATAGGAGCCGTTGTCACAGGATTAGTGATCTGGAACTCAATGAGACAACCAGAAGTTGAACTTGGAGAAAAGAGAACATCTTGGAATGATTGGTTTTCATTCAATCGAGTTGTTCCCGAACCCTTCTTGACAAAGAATTCATCGTCAGATGAGTGTCAAAATATTCTCGCTAAGTCTCTAACTAATGTTGAGGCTACAGTTGATGGACGCTCACGTAAAGTGATTGGAGTTTACCTTGAACCTGGGGTGCTCCTCTTACCACGACATTTTTTCAAGAAGGATCCATACAGTTCAGACATCATGAGTGAACTAGATCTTTTCATGGAAACTAATGGTGTACGACACAAAGCCCGAGTCTATGAGAAAAGCATGGTACAAATATCAGGAAAGGACGCTGTCATAATCAAGGTCGCTAAAGCCCCAAAATTGGCACGTTCCATAGCATACATGCTTCCTAAGAAATCGGGAACGAATTACATCAAAGGAAAACTCCTTTACTTGCTTCGAACATCTGGTAAGCCTATTGAATTTGTTGGCAAACCATCATTTGAAGTTTGTAAAGAAGATCTTTCTTGTCTGTATGAAAATGATGTTGATTGTGCAGGTTTCAGTGTTGGACGAGGTTTGTCCTACGTCTCACGAGTCACAAAAGAAGGTTTTTGTGGCTGCCCAATCATAGCAGATAGGAAAGATGGATCTATTCTTGGATTCCATATTGCTGGTAAAAATAACGGATTGACCTCCAGAAAGGGTTACGCTCAAGAAATCACATACGAGGATTACAAAGCAGCTAAGGAGAAACTTGAACTATCTCCAAGCTACACGAATCAACCAGAGATGAAAGATTTAAAGCTAACTCGACTAGGCGTGGACTTGACTACAGGAGAAGGACCGCACCCGAAGACAGAAATGTTTAAACCGGGTGCGATGGACGATCATCCCTGTATGACAGTTGTCGGTCACAATACGAATTTGCCGAGATATAGATCTCGGGTCCGTAAATCAGCATTGAGTCCAAAAATCGAGAAGCATTTTGGCGAAAAATGTCGGTGGAAATCACCAGACTTCAAGGAGCCGTGGACGCATCATAATAAAAATTTGAAGCGTGTAGCAAAAGGCGCATGGGAAGTCCCACCAGAATCTCTCAAATGGGCCTTCGATGATTACTGGGCGCAACTATTAGAGGCTTTAGAGCCTTATATGGAAGCACACCCAGAATTATGCGAAGCTCTTGACCTTGACAAAGCAATTAATGGAGTCAAGGATTCTCGATATATGGATCCACTCAAAATGAAGACATCAGCCGGCATTCCAGACGGCACGAAAGAATCAAGTGGTGTATTTGAGCAAATGCCAGATTATCCAGATGGAAGGAAGAGATGGAAATTCTCTTCTATGGCACAAAAATACTACGATGAAATGATGGCTTCTTTTGATAGAGGTGAAGGAATTGGCGTGTATGTACGCACTTGTCTTAAGGATGAAGTTGTTGCTGAAGACTCTGAGAAAGTTAGAATTTTCTACATTCTTGAATGTGTCTTCGCAGTTGCTTGTAGACAATATTACTTGCCAGTTGCTGAATTCCTCTCTCGACATCCTCTTACTTCTGAATGTATGGTTGGAGTTAACTGTGCAGGACCTGAGTGGGAAGTACTAGTGAAACACATTAATGAGTTGGCTACAGACGGAAAATTAAATGACTGGGATTTTAGCGGTTATGATTTATGTAGACCACCTGATGTGATGTGTGCATCCACCAATATACAGAAGAAGATCGGAGAAACAATGCAATACTCTGAAAAGAGTTTGAAGAGAATGGCTATGATTGGAGAAGAACTTCGTTGCCCAATGGTGAATTGGAATGGCACTCTTGTTTTTCTCTATTTATGGTGTTCTGGCAATACCATGACTGTTTATGGTAACAGCATTGAAAATTCTCTACATCAGAGGATATCTTTTCACTGGAATGGAACTCGCCTTCGAGGAGATGACTTTTATAAGCTAGGCAAATACCGTGATAATGAACACATCGCAACATATGGCGACGATGGTCATGCAGGATCCAAGCCCGAAGTACGTGATATCACGACTTTTAGCTCCAGGAAAATGTATTTCGATATGATCGGAATGGGTTTTACGGATGCTCGTAAAGGAGAAACTGCAGAAGAGACGGTGCCAGCTGAAGATGTTGATTTTCTTAAGAGGCAATCTGTTTATCATGAAGCACTTGGCTTGCGTGTCGGTGCTTTGAACAAGGAATCTATATGGAAGATGGGCCATATGAGTTCCGGCGTTGGTGAAGATGAGGATCTTGCCATCGCTTCTATGCAATCTATGTTACATGAGTCCTTCCTCCATGGCGAAGAATTCTATGAATATATTCGCTCAGGACTTCAAAATTGTGCAAAAGATTGCGGCTTCTGGACCAGAGAGTTGGACATTCCTTTTACGGAAAAGAGTAACCTCTGGCTTGAGAAGTACGGGAGCTAAGCTCTCGGAACAATTGACCCGTGCATGTCGTTAAACTGCATGCCCAGTAGGATCTGGGCCCTAAGGGATAGCAAAACCAGTGAGTGTGCATGGATACCAGCTTTGAGCGT